TTTTACTTCGTTCCACTTGTATCGGTTACCACCAAGACAAGCATATAAGTTTAGTATTTTCATTAGCTTGTAAGTTTTTCTTTAGTTTCTTTCCACATTCTATCTTGTCTTTTACTTAGTGATGGTTCTGTCCTTCTTATATTTGGAAAACCCCCAAACTCTTTTTCTACTTCTTGCATGTATTCACCACACTCAGGACACTCTGATCCTATATTACAAATTTTACCATCAATAACTTTCATTACAACTTTACTTAGTTGCTTTTGTATTTCACATTTATTACATTGAAATAATAACATTTTAAATATGATTTAATCTTATATTCTTTTTTCTCTTTGCTTCTAACTCCTCTAATTCAAATTCTAAATGATGTATAGCTTTCTTTATACAATCATCAGGTCTGTGGTGTTTAAAATTTGCTCGTAATAAATACGTTACGGCATTTCCGATATTCCAATTTAATTCCCAATCAGATATTACTTTTCTAGCTTCGTATTTATGATTTTTTCCTATATAATAATCTGGTATTTTTTTATCCATATTTTTCTTTTATTTGTTTAATTCCTTGAAAACAGTTATTTAAACAAGTACCACAATTACTTGTAGGTTTGTACCTAGTACCATATATTGTGTTGTATAACTCTACCATTTTCTTTTTTACTGTTACGTTCTTTGCTACTCCTGTCTTTATATCTTCCCAAATTAAAAGACATTCTTCTATCAATTCTTCAGGTATGTCATCAGGTCTTTCTACTTCTGTTGTCTTACTCCAATACTTCTGAGGACATTCCATAACTCCTATCCTAGCTTTTACTTTCATAAAACAAAGACATACCTTACAAGTACCTGTAGGTTTAAAGTAATATACACACTCCCTACATAATGCTATGCGTTCTTCATACACCTCGTTCTTTACAAAGAAATTATTCATCTAATTTTTCTTTTAGATATTCTCTTACTTTGTCTATAGTCGTGAACAAGCTATTTCTACTTATGCCTGTTTTCTTTGCTAGTCCTGTTAATGTGTTACCCTCGTAGTAGTATAACTTAAATACATCTCTGTCATACCAATATACATTTTCTAATGCTTGATCAATAAGTTCTAGCTTTTGCCATTGTTGGTATTCTTCAGGATTAGGTATATTGTATAAGTGTTTCTCATTAGATGTTTCTCCTGTTTCTGTTATGTCGTATGTTATAGAACTTGCCTGTGCATCTAAGTTAGTATAGTATTTCTTATACTTATAGAAGTACGGACTTCGTGGACTTGTAAAACTTCTTCTTAATACTACTGCACCATATCTTATTAATCCTTTTTGTCCATCTTTGTTATATATGTCTTTTAATACTGTAGGATTCATTTGCAAAAAGTATAACATTAATTCTTGTACTGCTTCTTCTATCTCGTTTATATCTTGTGTAAAAGTGTAGGACATTTCTACAAATGTCTTTCTACAATCTGATACTACTTGATATATCTTATTCATTGTTTTTTTCTATATCTTGTAAATCTCTTACTAATAATTCTAATCCGTTATCTAATAATAATTTATACGCCCTTATAGCTTCTATGTTTCTTTTGGTTTGTATACCTGCAAAATATCCATTTACCATTACAGAAGTATTTATAGGAATTATCATTAACCAATCATTCCAATTTGCCTGTTCTACATCTTTGCCATAACTATTATGATATTCTATAATAAGATCAAGAACTTCTTTAAAGTTTCTATATTTTGTTACAGAAGAAATTTCTTTTACAAATGATAACATTAAGTTTAGATAATCGTTTATTATTATTTGATGTGTACTGTTTGCAAATATTGGTTTCTCCATACTCAAATATAGAAAATTAATTACTCTATATTCTTTTCCTTTTTTATTTTATTAACAAGGTCTTTGTAATAACTTATTTTTTCTACATAATCTATCCTAGTCATTTTTACATTTACCTTAGACATAAACTCTAATTCTTCAGCAGTACCTAATCCATACTTAGCATCTAAATACATTCCGAACTTATACTGTTCTCCTTGACCGAACATATTACACTTGACACATTGTACTTGACAATTCTTTTCATCCCATCTTGTGTTATGATGTCTACGAGATTGAAAGTGTCCGTTCTGTAGTTTTTTGTAATGATCTATTTTACCACAGGTAAAACATTGTGCAACTCCCATATCTGTAGCATCTCTTAATCTAATGTATTTAGAAAACCAACTATCTAATTCTTTTTTAAGTTTGCTTACAGGTTTTTTTACCCCCATATTAATTTTTGTTCGTATTGTGGTTTTGGTTTAAAGTATAGATATTTAGCTATATTAGTTGTTCTTCCAAATCTTGTAGTTTTTGTTATTTCAGTAGTATGTATAGTATACCCCTGCTTTTTTAATTTATATATAATATCTGCTAATCTTGTAGCACCATATTCTGTAATAGCTTCCCAACTTGTTATATGACCATAGTTTTTTAGATGCCATTTAATTGCATCTGTTGCAGTTTTAATTTCATCTTGTGTTATAGTTATTGTTTTCATTTGGTTTTCTTTTTAAATTTATAAATTACATAACTTAATACAGGAGTTCCTAATAATAGTGATAATAAACTAGGATGTGGTTCTCCACACAATCCTGTCAAGTGTCTTAAAAAATCTATCATTTTATTTGTTTTAAGATTTAAATTTTTTTAATTCTTCTTCTGTAAAATAATCATTACTCTCTAATTTATTAGTATGTTTTATTGCTTCGTTATATAAATTTATATTTTTTTCTTTTATAAATTCAGTAAATGTTTTTAACCAATATATTTTTGCTTGTTTTTCATTAGTTATTTTTTTTTGATTTATAAATAAATATTCTACGCTTTCATAAAGTTCTTTATAATTTTTTTTCATAATTTTTATTTTAGTTGTTTTAATTGTGGTTGATAAAATTCTACGTTCTTCTGATTTAATGTTTCTGTTCTATAAATAGCATCAGATATTCTTTTCTTGTGTTCAATTATCCAACGATAAAATGTTCTTATATTAAGAAAAGGATCAAAGTTGCAAAACCTTACACCTTGATAAAAAGCATCTTGTATCTGATTAAAATACATTCTTCTAAATCTATTCTCTCTTTGTAAATCTTCAGCTAATATCTTTGCAAGAGATGCCATAGTTTTAGCATCTGCCCTATGTCCTAACTCTACTGATGTCTTAGCAATTAGGTCTAATGTTTTTTCTGTTAGTTCTTTTAAGTTTTCGTTTTCTAATGTTTTCATTTTTTAAATTTATATTTAGACATATCATTTTTTATCAATCTCCTATGTACATATACATAATCATCTTTAGGTTCTTTAAATTTTTTACCTATCTCTAACTTTCCACTATACTTAAAATAGTTATCCAAATCTATAGTATTTTTTTTATATAACTTTTCTAAGTAGATCATCTGCTTATATTCTTTTATCATATTAAGTTCTTTGCTTTTTGCCATTCATCTATCTGTGCATCTAATTTTGAAGTTCCTGTCTTTTTACTTTCCCACTTTGCAGAATTTTTTGCCCAACGAGAAAGTCGCAACTTAACATCAAACGTAGCTTGTTTTTCATATCTCATTTTAGCATTAACTCTATCAGAACTTTTTTCTGTCCAATAATCTATAAACTCTTGTTTCATTTGTTTTGGGTAATCAAAAAACATAACATGATTAACAAAACCTTCCCTCTTAGATATATTATTACTTGTAGTATTAATACTTGTATTATTATACTCCGTGATTTTCGGTATAGGGTTCTCCGTGTTTTTCAGTATACCTATACATCTTTTCGTGATTACGTTCCTTAAATCTCTTTCTATCTTAACTGTTATAAAACCTTTTTTATTAAGTTCTGAAATCCAAGAACTTATAGTATTTTTATTTACGTTATATAATTCAGCAAAGTAATTGTTAGAAGCAAAGCAGAATCCGTGCTTATTACTTAATGCAGTTATTTCTCCGTATAATAATTTAGCATTAGGTTTAAGATCAGAGTACCTTACGTTTGCAGGTATTATTGCGTAGTAGCTTGGTTTTTCGTTCATAGTGTTATAATTTCTGTAGTGTAATCAACTTCTCTAAATGCGTGTTTAATTATATCAATATTTTTTGAAAAATCCAAATAGGTAGTTGGTAACATATATTTTGCCTTACCACTTGTTATCTTAATTTTAACTTGTGGTTTAGCAGAAATCTTTATACCTGCATCTATTAAACATTTACATAGTTCGTGTCTATTAGCAAAAACTACTTTAATTTTTTCAGATTCAGTATAAGCATTATATACTTTATTAAAAATATTTCTATAATAAGGAAAACTAGCATAATTAGATTTATGAGAGTTTTTGTAATGCAATACAGAAGTACGATCCTTTTTAATTATATCTGCTATAACAGTTACATGAATATCTTTAGCTATTATACCTATTACTGATGCTACCATTCTTGGTATTAATACTTCTTGCTTTCTAGTTTTATATGCTAAAGAACCTTGTTGCAACCCTACCATCTCTGTAGTAAGGTCGCAAATTAGTTCAAATTGTTCTCTATCTGTCATAATTAAAATGGTATATCATCATTTTTTACTTCTGCATCAAAAGATTTTTTTATCATATCTACTTTATTTTGAACATCAGAACGCATAACCCATTTTTCATTACATTCTGCTTCTTCAAATATTATTTGTCTTAATTGTTCTCTAGTATATTTAACAGGATTTATAAGATTCATAAGATTCATAAATTCTATTGCACGAGTTATACTTGACTGTCTTACGATTGATAATTGTCTATTATCATTTGAAGAATTAGATGAAGTATAGTTATTAGATTTATTAAAATTATCAGGTTTTATATATACAGGTTTTACTTTAGGAAACTTACCATCTATATATTCATAATCAGTTTGTTGTCCTATGTAAAATTTGTCTTGATTTTTATTTTTTGAAGAATATTCTCCTACATCTCCATTTTCAAAACTTATTTCAAATTTATACATCAATCCATAATTACCATCCCAAGTTCCATTTGGTTGTACATTAGTTACTTTACTATTTTTCATATTTATTTATTTATTTATTAATTTATTATCATATTCCCAAGCACTTAAACAATGCTCTCCACATTCACTACAGATTTTATCTGCATCCATATCTGCTTCGCAACAGAAACTTTTTTTACTCCAAATCTTTTCACAATCACATTTATCATAATCTCCACATATAACACATCTTGTATCTTCACCAACGTATATATTTAATGTAGGATCAATACAATGCTCGTAAGTTCCTTTTAACCAATCTTCGTAACTTATATCCATAACATAATAACTTTAGTCATACATACAACAAAAGCTACTGCAAAAATGCTAGTAGCTAATGTTTTTAAAAATGTATATGTTGGGTTAGGTACTACAGAAACTGCATAATCTCTAATGTGTTGATGTTTAAAAAACTCTACAACTTCTTTAGCATTAAGTATATATTCGTTTCTTGTTTGTCTGTTAATTACTTTATAGTTTGTTTTCATTTGTTTTTGTTTTTAGTTATTTATATTTATAAACCACCTAAATTAATTACAGCTTCTAAATTTGCCTTTGCAATTAATAAGTTTTGTAACTGTTGTTGTATTTCTCTTTTATCAGATTCTGAAAAGAGTTTATTATCAGAGGTTAAATCAAATTGACAATTATCAATCCAAATTTGTAATTGTTTTATTGTTTGTGTTAATGTTAAATTTTCCATTGTTTTTGTTTTGATTAATATGGTACAAATATACAAATTAACTTGGTAATTAACTAAGTAATTAAAAAAGTTATTAACAATTAAGATGTTAATATATGATTATAAGGGCATTAAGAGGTTTAATGGAGTTTGTCCATTGTTAAGAATAACTGCACAACCTACGGCAGGTCGCTTTCCATATTTAGCATAAGCCATAGCATAGGACTTGTGATTTATACCACAACCCACCTGCATACCAAATACTCTAAAGTTTTTTCCAACGTAGTGTTCGCAATATGCTTGTGTGTGTAGATGTCCTTGTACTGTGTTCATCATATCTGCTCTACACTTTGTTCTTGCAGTACCACCTTCTCCGTGTATATACTGAACTCCATTAAGTTCGTATCTTTCTACAAAGTTCCAATCAGCTACTTCTAATACTTCTTTATATGATTTGATCCATTTGCTTGGTATTGCACTTGTCTGTGCTTTACGCATAATGATTCTATCGTGGTTTCCTATTATTACAGTTGCTTTAGGAAAAGCATCATACCACCTAGAGATTCTCTTAATAGCTAATTCTAGCTCATCTAAGCCACCCATTCCATCTGCTGATGTTTCGTGGTAACTTGAGTAGTGATTGTCTATTATATCGCCTATAAACACTATCTCCGTGCAATTATAAGTGTGGTATTGTTCTATACACCAATCAAGATACGAGTCAAGACAAAAAGGTTCGTGCAAATCTCCAATGACTAATACGTTACTTACTTCTTGCTCTCGCAGTTTTTGAATGACTTGTATCTCGTGTGGTTTTAATCTGTATCTATTACTTCGCATCTTTACCGAAGTCCTGTAAACCTGTAACTCCTAGTAGTGCTAACAATGCCCAAAATATTTCGCTAACGTGAACTTCATCTACACCTAATGATCTTGCTATAAAAGGTACAACCATAGCTGCTATTGTGTACCATACTTTCTTAGATTTTAACATTGTCATTATTAAGTATTCTTTCATTTTATTTATTTTTTATTAATAATTTAATATTCTCGCCACCTAAATTAAGTATTCTCCTCATCAAAAAGTCCATAGCATACCCTGACTTACTAACATAGTCCTGTTCATTGTTCATTCCTACTAGAATACAACCCTGTGTATGTTCAGGTCTATTACCTTTGTGAAATAGGATATAACTTCTATCAGGTACTTCCTGTACTAAAAGATGTAAATAATCTCTTGTAGCACTCTCTCTTGGTGTACGCATTCTTACATTGTATTTACCTTCAGGTATACAACTTATATTGCGTTCATTGTTTATGTATGGGTTTTCTAAAGTATCACATACATATTCTTCGTTCAGATATAACTTACCAACTATAGATTTATCTGTAAATATTTCTCTAACTAAGACAAGATTA